ATGGCTTCAAACATTATTGCTGAGCGTTCTTCTTCTGTTATCTTGCTTGCCATTATTTGCTAAAATCCGCCTTGAAATAGAGCCATACCGGTACTGCAGCAAATAGCCCTAATGCCGGTTCTTCAATTCTGAAACCTATGGCTGTCATAACTAGCAGAAACCCAGTAGCTACGATCACTTCTATTACTTTTCTTGTTTTTACCATTAGTTATCGTTCCCGGCGTAAGCGGCTAACTTGTGAGCTATACAGTCACAATCTTTAGATATAATGCCGTTTAGCTGAATACCCTCTAGAAGCAGATTTACTATTTCCTCAGCTGTAAGACCGTTTAGCAAATCTTCTAACTCTTCTCTGTTTCCGGTGTGGATCATAGAAGCGGTATCTTCAATTACTTGTTTCATGTAGCTCATTTTGTTGCCTTTCTGTAGTGGTATTTCAATTTTATGGCTATTTTCAGCCAGTCAAGCATTTACTAAGCTTTGTTATCTAATCGTTATTTAAGCTTTCCCGTTATAACCGCTTCACCGCGCATATTAAACCCACAATCCCGGCAAATGTAACGCTGATACTTTCCAGCTGTCGTATAGCGGTAACCGTACTTTATAACGTCATTACTGCCACAATTCTTACAGCCGGTAGGGTTACCTTCACTAGCCCCTATATGTGGGTGATTTTTGATCCATGGCAACAAGATGTAGTAAAGGTCAATTAGCAGGTTTACGTCCTGTATTTGGTATTCCTTCATTTCTGACCATGCTTTACGGTTTCCAGCCATACAGTCAAGCCATAACTGAAAGCCTGAGTGTTTTACCTTTGAGCCTACGCCTAGCTTCTGAGCGACGTAATCAAGCTTGTTAGAGGGAAACCTGAACTGGGATTTTACTACCTTCATTAGGTCTAGTTCTATCCATGAGGTTGGAGGTAGATAACCGTTTTCTATAAATTCTCTTTTTATGTGTTTAGAGTCAAACGCTGCAGAGTTCCAGCCTATTAGTACGTCTGCTTCGTCCATGATCTTATGTAGTTCGTCCAACATAGCCTTTTTACCATGGTGGTGAACTGACTTAAAAATGACCTTGTCACTTCCAAGCCACCTAGCACCCCAACAGATTACTTCTGTAGATTTCTCTATTTGGGTGATAGCAATATTTTGATTCCATAAGCCCCAGACGTGCGCCAAGTTAGGGGACGTCTCTAGGTCTAGAAATAGTATTTTCATACTCTAAACGTAGCCTTTACGCTTACGCTCTATGTCCGACACGCCTGACGTTATCATTTCGTTATCAAACGGAGTTACTGTAACTAATACCCCTGCTTCATGATTATCAGCGTAGTTTTTTCTAGCTGTTAGGTCTATTACTAAATTGTCATTTGTTAGGACTTTAGCCTGTTCCAAGCTATCAAATACAGCCCTAGTTAGTTTGTCTAGATCATAAGTACCGGTGGCATATTCTCTTTTTACGCTCTTAGGTCTACTTATCCAGAAAGTTATAGATACTGATACAGCGGTTATAAATGGGTTGTCAAGCTCTAGCATTTTCATTTCAAATGTCTTTCGCATTTGTTCCCTCCATGCCGGGAGCTGCTTATTAGCCTCAACTAGGACTATACGCGATCCCCTACTAAAAGCCTTTTTAGAGCCTTGCGGTCTGGGTTCTCCCGGCACAAAGATTTGAAACATTTAAAAAGGCAGGTCTGCCGGTAGTCCGGGTGCAGGGGCGACAATGTTTATAACTTCTTCAATAGAGGTTTTAGGTTCTGCAGCCTTTAGAAGCTTTACGTGGCAGTTGTTTATTGAGTGTTCAACTACCTGCTTAGTTTCCTGTCCCGGCTTATTGTAAGTGCCTACCTTAGTGCCTAGTGATCCGTCTATTTGTACTTCGTCGTCTTTCTTGAAATTACTAGCGTTGTCAAGCCATGCAGTCCAGAGGCGGTTTCTAGGCTCTCCTTTAAAATCGTAGGTTTCCCAGAGCTTGATACGTGGGTAACCTTCATTTGTTACTTCTGCTACTTTTCCAACTACTGTTATCTGTGCCATTTTTTCTTCTTTCTTTTTCTTCTAGTGTTCTTTTAAGTTTAAGTTAATTATTAGTTAACTTTAACGCGACATCTACGCCGTCCCGTAACGTCGTGGGTGACGCCCCGATAAGTCTTAAACGCCGTCCCGTTTTGCCTTTTCTGACGCCCCGTTGATTATGACTTAAAGTACCGTCGCAACCTTCCGGGCAGTCTAGTTTTATCCAGTAACGGTTAGTAATCCTATCAAAGCGATAACCGATACCGTCATGTTGAGACATCTCAATTTCTCCAAGCTCAACAAGTTTCTGTAGGTTTCTTTGCACCTGTCTAACAGAGCAGCCGGATAGTTTGGCTAGTCTTGTTTGAGAGGGGTAACAGCCTTCTTCTGGATCGTCCCCTAAATGCCACGCTAGGGCGGTCAGGAGGGCGCGAGAAGTGCCGGTGCTATGTGAGTGGTGTAAAACCGCTGCTAAGGCTTCTAGGCTCAATCTGTGCCTTTCTAGGCTATAATAAAAAAGCCCATAGTGGTTGGGTGACGCTTTCGCGTCGGGGCTAGTAGTTTTTCTGTGGCTACTAGCCCCTTTTCTAATTTACTTAGCTTTGAGTGAGTCAGCTAGTTTTTTGATCGCGTCTAGAATTTCGTTATCAACTTGTGATTTTTCAGCTGTTGCATAAATTACGCGTAGGGTTTCTAGATCGTTGTTAGCAGCTGCTACAGAAGCTTCTTCAATAAAGTTTCTTTGGGAAGCTACAACCTTTAGCATTTCTTCCCGGCTAGGACGTTTCCCACCCTTTGAGCTAATGCCTACGGTATTGAGTACTCTTCCAATCGCGGAGGTACTTGCATTTTCCAGAAAATTGTTTTTGTTGATATGTGAACTTCCTCTAGTCTCCTGAGCAAAGTCAATAGCTGTAGGTCTAGCGTCGTCTTTGTCTGTATAAGCTACAGCCTTTACGACTACCTCAGTTTCATTTATTAAAACTATTTCTGTGTGTAGGCGTCCATTAGGGTATTTAGCCCACCATTTTGTAATTCTTTCGGATACAGGTTCATACGAACTAAGATCAAATGCCATTTTTTATTTCCTCCTATTTAAACGTTATAAAAGGTTTCCCAGCTCTAGCCTGTAAAGCTATAACCTTTTCACCTTGAAATAAACCGTACTTAGTACCGTTCATAAAAGCAAGTACCGCGGACTTTTGAGCCTTAAACGTGTTTTCCCAGTACTCAGATTCCTTTTTAGCCTGTAGCAAGTTAGACCATAACGCGCCTAGCTCTATTTCACCCTCCTGTAATCCTTCTGATAGGGTGCGAACTGTTTCGTAGGTGCTGTTGCTGCCGTCGTAATCTGGGGGAGTATTTGCCTCTAGGAGGTCACAGAAGCCCCGTAGACGGGTTTTCAGGGCGTCTATAAGGATATAATCCTTCTTTACTTCAAACTCCCTATAGTCGCCTCCTGAGACCGCTACGACCATACCAGAGTCTAAGCCTAGAACAGCTAGGTAGTGTTGGACTTGTAAATTGTAGTATTCCGGTAGTTCGTCCCAGTATTGCCGGGTAAACTTGATTTCAAGTACTCCAAGCTTTCCGTTAGCCCACTCTATAATTCCGTCCGGGTTAGCTTTCATTACTGGATCGGTTAGGCTTTGCCATGTTCCAGTTTCATGGACGGTTAGCCACTCTTTATTTTCTTCTGCAAATAGTTGCCTAATAGCCGGCTCAAATGCAGTTCCCAGCTTCATAGGCATAGACGGTTCTAGATCGTCTGGAATTAGACCGGACTTCTCAGCCCATAACTGATAAGCAGATTTCCAAGGGTTCATATCCATGACCGCGGAAATGTCAGAGCCGCCAATACCCTTACGGGCTTCATGCCACTCTTTAGAATTAGGCTCAAACGTGCCTAGGTACTTTGCAAATCCTAAGGATTCTATTTTTTCTGTGATGTTCATACGGTCATACTATAGACCGATTACGACATTATTTCTTAGGGGATTCCTTTTTACTGGATTCTGCAATTTTGCCAAAACTCTTATTTATTTCTTCTGGGTCTAACTTACCGTCTGCTAAGTACGATCTTGAAAGCTCCTGAGAAACGTCAATGATTCCAGCAAAGGCAGCCATAGCTATAGCGTCCTTAATTTCTAGACCGATTACAGCACCTCCAACAAAGATACCGGTAACCTTCAAAATGATTACAGCGAAAGTACGCCTAGCAATATCAAGCCACATAATTAACCAATCTTTAGAACTTGTCCGACGTTTATAACGTTCTTATCTTTAATGTTATTTAGCTTCACTAATGCAGCTACGGTAGTTCCATTAGCTTTAGCTATCTTTGTTAGGTTGTCACCTTTAACTACGGTGTAAGTCTTACCTTCAACCTTAGGTTTAGGAGTTGCTTTAGGCTTTGAAGCTTTAGGGGCTGTAGCAGGTTTAGGCTCAGCAACAGCAGCAACGCCCTGAGAGGCTAAAAACGCTTCGTAGTCAATGTTGCCAATTCCCATAGTAGAAGTTCCACCTCTACGGAAAGACAAGTGCAAGTGTGCGCCATATCCGTTTTCTGATCCCAATCCAGAAGCTCCAGATAGTCCGATTACCTGACCTTGTTTTACCTGATCACCGGTCTTTACGTCAATTCTTAGTAGGTGTAGGTAGTCTGCATTATGTCCACCGGGCAAGCTTTGGAAAATCATACGTCCACCAGCTCCCCTAAAGGTTTCAACTGTTCCGGTAATCATGCCGTCAGCTATAGCCTTTATAGGTGTGCCGCTTGCTACTCCGTAATCTGTTCCCGGATTCCTAGAACTAGGGTTACGGTCTTTGTGTGCCTGAAAACTGGAGGTAATTCTTCCTTCTACTGGTCTAATCCAAGACATTTAGTCCCCTTCAATCATTATGTAAGTTCCAGCTATGTGGAAATTGTCCGCGGTTGTAAGTGTTACTGGCGCATTATGCGTAAAGTCAATATTAAATACGCTGTTTCCCTGAGCGTCCATAGACTCTAAAAATAGCTGATTAGAGTTAGCTAAAACGTGACCGGAAATAGGATAGTTTTTATCCGCGCTTATGTCATGTAGGCAGCCGTCTGAAACTTGATAAGCATATTTAGCAGGAAACGGAAGTGTAACATAATACTGACCTGTACCAAAATTAGTTATATTGTCAAACTCTACGTTTATTCTGAAATGTACTAGATCACCGGTTTTAACATAGCTTCCACTAAATAACGGGCTACCGCTAAAAGTAGGCTGTGTGCCTGTAGTTCCACCTTGTACAGAATAAGTAACGTCTGCAGGAGGCATAGGAGTGCCTACACCTAGGATTCTTACGTAACCTTCCTGAGTTTGGATAATTTCAACTGGCATTATTTTACGATCTCCTGATTAACAGTAAGAATACCGCGCGTTAATACAGCTACGTCCCCGGTCTCTTCGTTGTAGATTTCCAGTCCGTAAACATAGTTAGAGTCAGTAAGCTTAGCCGTCTGAGCAGCTGTCCAAGTCATAGTAATTACAAAGGTCTCCGGGTCTATTGTCGGTTGTGAGTCTATAATTAGCTCTCTGAAAGTAGACCGGCGTACTTGCGCCCTAGCTGCATAACCGGTAATGTCTATAGTTTCCCCGGCGTCGTCTTTATAAATAAATTCTCTTACTAGAGTTCCCCCGGCGTCTAGGGTGAAATTATCTTGTACGCTCATTAGTTCCCAATCGTTGTTAGTAATAGTCCAATAATAGAAAGCGTCGCGCCGGTAAGACCTGCATAAGCTATACGTTCAATCCATGCTAACCGGGCTAGAGTTAGTTCAACTTCTCTAATACGATCTGGCACGTCATCTAGATTATCTAGCTTCTGCAAAACCTTTACTAGAATTTCCCCATGCTCTAATTGCTTCTTGTAAATATCCGCCTGAGTAACGCGTACTGTAGTTGTTTCCTCAGACATTTAAAGCGCGGCTATTTCTTCTTCTGTTAGTCCAAGTGCAGCTAACTTACCAAGTGCGGAAGCTCTAGCGTCTGCTTTGGCTTCTAAGGCTAACTGTTCTTCTGTCGCTTTTTGAGATAGCTCATTAAGTTGGGCAATTTCATCTAATGATAATTCAAATTCTTGAGCTTCACCTGTTTGACCGTCAATAATTAGTTTAGTTTGCTTTTCGCTCATTTTTCTTAGCCTCTGTATCCGTAAACTGTAAGACTTCCGGTAATTGTTCCGGAGTCTGGGAGAATTGTAAAACCGTCAAATGATGTTGTACTTTCTTGATTTCCTCCAGCAAATACGCTATACCAAGTTGAAACGTCTCCGCCCCAGCCTGTTATTGAAGTGCTAGTATTTTGGGCTAAAAATGGGTTGTAAACGTCAAGACTGTAATTAGTATCTGCAAGGTTAGAAAATCCAACACGTATTAGGCTTGTCGCGTTTCCGCCAAATGGGCTAGTTCCTGCGTTGGTTCTGAATACGTTTCCACCAAAGTTGTAGTTAGTAGTTGTGTCAGTTCCAGAAGCTCTTAACCTCATGTTTATAGCACCGTTTACTGATTTACTGGAACAGTTAAGAATTATTTTGTAATTTCTGTAAGTAGCGCTAAATACGCTATTTACTGAAACGGAAGTTTGAGCTGAAAAGGTAGAGGTTGTTAGTCTAGTCATACCAAAAGGGCTAACCCAAGCTGAGCCTGTGTAATGTTCGTAACGGTCTACGTCCTCTAAGTAAGTAAGCATACCCTCAACCGGTGAGCTAATAGCAGAGGTTCTAGCTGCCGAGTTGCTAAAGACCATAACAGACTGGCGCATTAGGTTATCGTTGATCTCAGAAGCGTTTAATACACTTCCGTTAGTAAAGACTTTATAAGCCATTTATGCTTCTTTCCATAATTCTAAAGTTGTAAACCAATTATCTACGTCTATGCTGTGGGATACCTTAATTATAGTGTAGTATCCGACAATGTTAAGCTGATTCTTAGTATAGCTTACTCCTACCGTAGTTCCCGGAGTAAACACCGCTGCTTCTGTTAGAGTTCCCAAACGGTCTTTAGCAGGTGTAACTACTGAGCTAACTAGGTTTTCTGGGTTTTGCCTAAATACTTCACTAGCCCAACGCGCTAATTCTGTAGTGTCTGTAGTGTTTAGAATAACGTTTACAGCTGATTCCCCGTAAAGGTCTATAGAGTCTTGATCCTTTAGCGTTACTGAAATAGCTTCGTCAGAAGCAAGACTAACCTTTAGAGAGTTATAAACCGCGTCCGCGTCAGAAGATACGGTGATTTCTGACATGCACAAATGATAAGGATCAGTAGCCGGTGGTACTGGGTGATTATTACCAATAACGTAAGTAGTGGGTGTACCAGTTTCAGTAGCAGGTCTAGGAATTACAACGATTTCCTGAGTTTCTTGATCTAGCCAAATGATACCTAGTCCAACTAACAAAGCTTCGTTTAGGACTTCGCTAACTAAAATACCTTCTACGTCAATAGTAGGTATTTCTCCAGCTAAGGAAACTGAGTCCGGGGATAATCCCAAACCGCTTTCAATGGCTACTAGCTCTATAATTTCGTCTACGGTTGCAGATACTCCTAAAGGCGTAGTATCCCATACAGCAAACCTAGAATTTACTAATGACTTGTAGGAGTCATAAGCCGTAATGTTTATGAGGTTCAATCCGTCCGGGTAATAGATAACGTCTATTGTGTCTATGTTGCCTTGAAATATGATCCGGTCTAATTCGTCGTCCTCTAGCCTTAGCCTAATCTTTGTAGAAGCTCTAATGTTTTTGTTTACGGTAGGGTCTAGGTCATAGCTTTGTAATGTAAGTACCGCGCTTGCAGGCTCAGGCTGAAAGTAGATAGAGTCAGTAACGCTACCGCCTACGGATATATTAGCCCTAGAGGTTGAACAGGTTACTTCTTCCCACTTTAAACCGCTGCTAGGGGCTAGGACGTCGTCTCCACCCAATAGGGATACGCCTAATATAAATTCCCCAAAGCCACCTAATACGTCTGTTCCGCCTAGTTCGCTAATACCTAAAATAAAGGTGTTACCCTCTGAGTCCGGTACTAAGAACTCTACTTTTAGATTCTGATCTATTTGGAAATTAGGTATCATTAGTCTCTTAGTAACCTTGTTCCGGTAATCTTGTTAGCTTTGTTTAGCTTGTCTGCAATTTCTTGCGCGGTAACATTTCCATTATTTACGTTTATAGTTACGTTTTGGGTGACAGGTTGCTTAAATGCGTCTCCAAACAATCCCCTGCCTTCTTCGTATCTTGTTCCACCGGAATAAATGTTAGCGGTCTGACCTACTACCTCACCTTGTTGGAAGCCACCTAAAGCAGCTCCAGCCCCGGCAGTTCCCAAAGTGGCTACAGTTCCAGCACCTACTAAACCTACAGCTGTGGCTATTCCGGCTGCAGTCTTAAAACCGTTTACCGCGGCGGTAGCTATGTTCCATGCTGCAGTAACTCCACCGATAGCGGCAACCATAGGCAATAGCCAATCTTTGTTATCTATTACCCACTCCACCATTTTGGTAGCTTCTTCAATAATGGCTACTAGACCGTCTACAATTTCCTGTAGTTTTGCCTGACCTTCTGGAGTAGCTAACCAATCTGAAAATTCTTTTAGTAGGGGTAGTAGGGCTGTTCCGATTTGCTCCTGCATTTCCCCAAAAATAATGTTCATGCGTTGATAAGGATCAGTATCCGCGGCGGCTTCTCCAGCACCCTTAAACGTGGCTTCAAGCTCAGCCATAGGGTCTTTGGCGTTTCTAAGTGAGGGGATAAGTTTAATAAGGGCTGTGTCTTGACCTGCTAAAGACTTAGCCATAGCTTGCGTTACTGAGTCTAGGTCTTTACCGGTTGCGGCTGAGGCGTCTAGGGCTACCTGTAGTAACTTGTTTGATTTGGTAACGTCCCCGGTAGCAATAAATAACTTCTGGTAGGCAGGTCTTAGTACGTCGTCTGCTACAGCGTTTTGTATCTGCATAACGCGTATAGCTTCTTCTGCTTCTGCTACCTGTATCTTTGTTGCTTTACCGGTGTTTTCCATGGCAATAGCCAATAGTTCCATGGATTTCTGATCTTCAATAGCAGCCTTAGAAGCTTCTTCAAATTGCTGTTTAATAACGCTAAGTGAGAAACCTATACCAATAGCAGCAAAGGCTTTACCGATACCGGAAGAAATGTCGGAAGCTGTTTTGTTTAATCCTTTTAGCTGACCTTCCGCGCCCTTAGTGGCGTTAGTCAGATTCTTGAACTCTCCTAGGATTTCTACGTTGAGGGCTAAGCTTCCAGCCATGTTATTATTCCTTCTTCAAAATCTTTATAAACGCTTTGTATTCGTCTATAGTTAGAGCCTTGTATTCTGTAGGACTTACGTTAAAAGCCCGGCAAAATTCTGCCATGCGTTTGGCAGATAGCTCCCTTATTCTTTTTTTTCTTCGTCACCCTTTAGCATACCCAAAGCTTCTTTTAGGGTAAGGTTCTTTGCGTCCTCCATTTTGTAATTAGGGTTGTTTCTTTTCATAACTACCCATACAAAGGAAGCTAGGGCTTTACCCTTAGGCTTACCGTTACTAAAAGCTTCGTCAATACTTAGATTAGTTAGATTCTCAATTAGCTCTACTTCTTCTAATGTAAGACTCTCAAAATCAAAGTTATTACTCATCTGTGTTATTCCTTTTCTGTTATTTTGGTAGGTTTTTATAATACTTATTGAAAAGCTTATTTATGTTCTCAAAGTAAGTTTTATAAACTTCGTTTCTAGTCAATCCTAAAGCCTTGCTAAAGAACGGGTTAGGTAGAATATTCTTTTTTACAAAGTTGTTACGATCATAAAACCAACCCCAATGTATAGGGTTAGCATATGGAACAGACCTATTGTTACCGGCACTAACTAAGACTTTTCTAGCTTGCTTCTTAGATTTGATAGTTGCACGTAACCTACCCGATCTAACCGGAACTAAGGAGCGAGACATATTAGCTACGATATCTGCCGCTTGCTGAGAAGCAGCCTGTACTTCTGCAGTAGGAGTACCAATAGCTTTTAAAGCTCTCAGGGCTTGATTCAGCCCCTCTACCTTAATTCCGGTGTCGGACATTATTAGGCTGTTACAATCTCCACGCCGTAGTACTGGTTAGCTGCAGGATCGTGAGGAGTGTTCTTTACTCTTAGAGTTACTGAGAATAGAGAAGTCTCGTTGCTGTTTAGGCTTAGAGGTGGCAACTCGTCAAATACTACAGTACCTTCGTAGTGAGGCTGAGAAGAAGAAGCTGTAGCGTTACCGTTAGGAGCAATTGTAAAGCCTACCTCTGTTCCGAAATTGTCCCATAGTACGCGGTATAGAGAAGCTGAGTCACCAGAGGTAATACCGTCTAGCTGTAATGCCCACTCTCCGCCTACTCTGGTTTCACAGAACGTCATAACGTCCCCGGGGGCGTCCCCTAGAGTTAGTTCAATCATGTTAGCGTCACAGGCAAAGTCTGTAGCACCAATCTTAAAAATAATGTTTTGTGCTTTGATTCTTGTTGAAGCAGCCATGGCTACCTTTCTAAAGTGTTATGTTCAGTTTACAGTTGATAGTTGCGGAAAGGTATTCCGCGTTGTTTGCTTGCAGGTTGTAGGGCTGATTTACGGAAGTGATCCTAACGTAAGTAAGCGGTTCTATTGCGTTTAGTACGTCCTCAATTAGCTGATCTAGGTTCTCAGTTGCTTTCTTGTTAGTTGCTGTAGCGGCTACTAGGACTAATTCAAGACCTAAGCTCCACTCCCCAAATTCTGCAGTCTCTAAATAAGGATTAGCAGAATTGACAATAACAATAGGAGGAGTAATCCTTTCCGGAACATACTCCACAACATTTAAACCGGCTTCCGCTAACTCTAATTTGAACTCTACTTTAGAGGCGTTGATTTCGCTCATACAGCGTAACCGACGTATCTTTGAAGCAACGGGTAAACCGCGCCCATAGGGTCTTTGGCAACGCGAATAGGTGCGCCGTCAAAACTTGCAAATTGAGCTACCCCATTAGGAGCGGCGCGACGGTGGAAAAGTTCAGAGCTTGCAATTAGTACAGCCTGATCGTGAAGCGCAACCGGTACGGTTACCACCTCTCCAATATAGGACTCAACTAATTGAGTACCAGAAGTTAGACACTCTTGTGGAAAGTCTATCTCCTCAGTACCAACATAAGCCTGAAACTCCTCCAACGTCACAGCCATTTTTAGATTCCTACTAAGCTACTACGTCTAGCTCTACGATAGCTGCCGCGAACGGAACAGTAATCGCCATGTATCCGTAAACGGAAATGCTGTCAGTAAGGGTAGTAATGTCGTCTGCAGATAGACGTACAGGTGCGCCCGGACTCTCTAGAGTCTGAACAGCCGCGCTGTTAGCTACGTAAGCCTTTGTAGCGGTCATAGCTGGGTCTACGATAATTGGAAGTCCCATAACCTGACCAGAAAGACCTGGTACGTTAGCTGATCCAATGTTGTTTACACCTGCACCGTTTACTAGGACTACTGGACGTCCGTCCTCACCCTGAACAGATAGCAAGAACTTGAAAGCAGAAGTACCACAAACGATAGCCTCAGGACGTAGTCCGCTGTTCTTGAAAATGTAGGTAGAAGCGTCTGTAAGACCTGCAATAAGTGCAGCAGAAGTACCGGCTGAAACGTCAAATACCTTACCGGTGTAGCTAAGTCCCTGTACCTTGCTAATCAAAGCAGCGTTAGTAGCGTTAGCGTAAGCAATAGTTAGAGCGCGTAGAGCGGTGTCTAGGTAGTTTACAGAAGAACGCTCAATAGTCTGCTTAGACATAGAGGTGTATCCACCGTAAGTAACTACGTTAGCTGATACTGAGTCAATGGTTAGATTACCAAAGCTTAGCTCTTCGTTTTCTGGGTCTTGTACGCCTACCGCCAAAGTGTTAGCTGATACTTGAGCGTACTCTACTGTTAGTCCGGCGGCTGGAAGTGCAGCGCGAGAGAAAGCAGATAGAGCGGGGCGGTTAGTGTCGATTAGGTTGTCAATGTAACCTAGGAAGCCCGGTAGGGCTACGGTGTCTGCAGAAGTAGAAGCGTCACGTGTCAGCTGGATAGCGTCCGCGTCACCCTTTGCTAGTGCCTTTGCAAATTCACCCTGAGAACGGAATTTGTGGGTTGCTGGTGTTGCCATTTCAACGGTCTTACCTGCTTCAACAACGCGGCGCAATTCTGCAACCTCGTCCTGAACGGTACGAACGTCAAGCTCAATGTTGTCCATTATATTACTTTCTTGTTCATTATTAGTTTCGGCGATCTCTTCTACCTCTTCGGTTTCTATTTCGCTTCTGACTTCGGTTATTTTTGCGCCTTCAAAGGCAGGGAAAGGGACTACTGAAACTTCTTTTAAGTCCACTAGCTCCCTAACAATCGTTTGACCTTCCTTCCGATCCTTGACCGGGAAGAAGCCAACCGAAAAACGGTTTAGGACGTCGTCCTGTAGTAATGTGTAAACTTCGTTTCCTCTAGGGGTGTCAGAAATACGGGCTACAATTTCAAAGCCCTCCTCTGTGTCTCTTCCCTCTAGGACTTTACCTATTGGCTCTTCGTGACCATAGAACAACTTAACGTCCTCTAGGCTCTGAATAGCCCCGGCTTCAAAACGCTCTTTTAGGTTTCCGGTTAGTTCAATTTCCTGACCATAGGGAACAGCAAGACCAATAATAGTTCTTTCGCCGTCCTCTACTAGACGCGCTTGAAATTCGCGCGTAATCATTTCTTTAGACATCTAGTCCTTCTTTCGTGCGTACTTCGTCCGCCGTTAATATTCCTGCTTCTATTGCAAGCTTGTAGTAAGCGTACCTAGCTGCAACGTCTGCCTTAAATAAATGTTCAAAATCAAACTCAACTCTAGTTCCCCTAGGTAGGCAATTAGACAATGCGTCTGTTATTGCGTCTGAATATGCCATGAGGGTGTGGCGAAAAAATACTTGATTTTCGTCTTGTAAATTTGAATAAGTGTCGCTAGAGCCGGGAACAGAAGTTAGAAGAAGTCTAGGAGGAATACCAAATAGACGCGCAATAGTCTGTACTTGCTGATCCTGTACTTCTGTAAATAATGCGTCTCTAGGTGAGAGCGCAATTTGTTGGTAATCAAAACCGTTACCTAATACCGCTACTTGTCTATTCTGTTGCTTGTTATGCCAGTTAGCGGTTACTTCGTCTGCCTCTGCTTTGTTTAGCATTTGATTAGTCTTTAGAACGCCGGTTGGAACTCCTGCAGAAGTAAACCAGTTACCTGCATAATCCCTTAGGTCAATAGCCGCGCTAATGTCTTTTCTGCAAGATTCAATAGGGCTAATACCTTTTAGAACTCCAGCCTTGCTAAAGATTCTTAGGTGTTCAATTTCTTGCTTAGTGTAACGCTTACCTAGGTAGTCATAAACGATTCTTGAATAGTCTGTAGTGCCGTCTTTGAACTTAGGGTAAGACGGAGAAACTGCACTAGCCGGAAGAATTGTTAGGTTGTTTACCTGACCATTTGAGCCGTAGTTTTTTAGCCAATAAGCGTTACCCTCTAGAGCTAAGTCAGTTACAGTTTGAAATAAAAAATCCCTACGGTTCTGATCTAGTGAGGGGTTATTTACTAGAACTGGGTTCTCAATCTTTAGCTCAATACCTGTAGCAAATCTATAAGTATTTATAGTCATCTTGCTAATAGGTGTAGCAATAATCTGAATAGCGCGATAGACCGCGGTAAGGCTTAGGGCAGAGTTGGGCGTAACAAGACTAGCCTGCCTTGTTGGAATTGTGGGCTGTGAGGCGCGGACTTCTTTACGTCCTAATAGCCTGTCAAGAATAGTTGCCATATAGACAATATGGTATCACATACTACCGTCAAAATACGCCTACTGTTGCGTGTGGTGCGCGTGAAGAAACATACAACGCCATAACGGTAGCCATTACCGCGTCAATGTCTCCTAGGGATTCTTTCCGGCTGATCAACCAAGTTTCACCGGAGTATTTAGAAACCCCGTTAGGCATTTGAGCAACTAGGAGAGCGTCACCGTTGTGCCTAACGGAGTTACTACTAAACATAGCAAAAACAGCTGAGCATGCCGCCGATACTTCTTTAGTCCATAATTGCCATACCGGTAAGCCTGAGAGTTTTAGTCTCTTAGCTAAACTAGGTAACTGCCTGTCGTCCAGCACTAAGGCTCTAGGGCTGAATTTGCTATACAAAGATATTAGCTCATTAAATAGCTGTTGCTCTGTAGGGTTAACCAAAGACATTACTAATTCTGTTTCTTGTACGCCGTCGCTTTCATTTGCGTAGGCTATTGTGGCGTGTCCCCAGTTCTTAGTTATGTCTACTGCAAATACTCCACCTTGAATATTTGTAACTCCCCTACCGGTTGCAGCTCTAAACAAGTCACCGGGTAGCCATGACTCAGTACTACCGGCAATAAACTGATTTAATCTATACCGTCTAGCTTCATGTTCCGGGATAGTTTTCAAGTCTGAAATAACTTGATCTATAGGAATACGTCCGGCGGCTACTGAGGGATTAGCAGCCATGATAGCTTTAGGATCATCTACAGCGGCATTATCTGGGGCTGTCCATAAGAAGAAACCAAAACGCTCTAGCTCAGTTGATCCGTTAGCGGCTGCCTTACCGGACTTATAAAGGTCTATTAGAGTGTTTGAATTTTGGTCTCCAGCTGTAGTAATGCCTACTACTATTCCGTCCTTACGCTGAGAAGTACCTAAGACCGCCGCGCTCCACATACCTTGTTTAGCTAAATGCAATTCGTCAAATAAGCAGAAGCTAATAGGGATACCTTGTAGGGCTGCTTCTTTAGCTGCCTTTACGTCGTATCTTGCTCCTCCGTCTGAGGTCACAATACCGCGTGTCTCTGTAGCTCTTTTAAAACGCTTCTTTAGAAATGGGTTGTTGTTAATAACATAAAGTACCCGGTTGTAAACAATGTTCGCCTGATCAGTAGAGGAAGCCAAAGAAATGCACTGTGCGCCTACCTCATGGAGTAGCAACCCGTAAAGTCCTAGCATGGCTGCTATAAGGCTTTTACCGTTTTGCCTACCTACTGAAATAACTACCTGCCTATACCTCAGCCTTCCGGGGTAAGTGGGGTGATCTGCAGGGTAACGCTCCAGAATTGCCCTCAGTAGCCACTTCTGCCAATCGTCAAGCTTTAGACCGTCTGGGTTCTCAGGGCTACGCCAAGCTATGTTAGCGAACTCTATTAACTTGTCCCCGTCTGTAGGGAAGTCCTCAGTTAGCGGCTTTGTATAGGTTGTAGGTAATTGAAGCATTATCTAGTAAGCAACTTCTCCAACGGGTCTACTTCTACGTGTGAAGCTCCTAATGATCGTTGTAATTCTAGAACTGTTTTCCTAAGCTCTGCAGCGGTGGACGTATTTGCGTTGTCGTCAAATGAGTTAGCCAGCCTGAGGCATAAACCTGCTAACACTTTTTGTTCTAGGTTCAACTCCAGCGTATCTAACCAGTTTTTTATTGCTTCTGTAATCATTTGAATTACCTTCCCGGATAATCTGTACTGTTTGTAAAAATCCCAATGCTTGCGCGGGGTGAAATAGAGCGCCCAGAAAAAACCGGGCGTCTAATTTTTGCTATTTAGTTAGTCGTAGTTTTGCTTTCAGTTTCTTTTTATAGTGACTTCTCCATACCATACGAAAGGTAAATAGCCTATGGCGTAGTCCTAAGTAGCGGCGTCTATGCGCTCTCTTAGATTTAATAGGTCTAATTGCAACTGGCAATAGATCATTAAGCACCCTAAGTACCCTAGGCACACCCCTACCCTTATTGTTATTTGAATCTGTCATTACGCCAAGGAATACGCTGTAGGGTACGGTCTTGCTTTCGTCCGTTGCATGCTCTACAGAGCGACTGTAAATTGTATATGTCGTGGTTGGGTTGCCCGTCTCTGGGCGGTGTGATGTGGTCAATTGTCCAGTCCTCCCCTTGTAACTCTTTCGCACACAAAGCACAAACCGGCTCTAGTACACTCTTCGCATATGTCCGGGCTTTCTTCCACTCTGTTGATGAGTGCCAATCTGCCATCTGCTAAACCTCTCAATGTTTCAGCGTCTACAATTTCCCAATGCTGTATTTCTTCTATTGCTTCTTCAATAGTGAGGATATCCCCAAGCTCATAATGAGCATTTAGAAACTCCAATACTTGATTTCTAGCGTATTCTACTCCGCTATAGAAGCCTTTAGTGTATTGAGTTTTCATTAGTGAGTATCCTCCACAATTCTTACTATTCTTTCCAAGTGATCTATATCAACATTTGTACTTAGTACAGCGTCGTTTACAATGCCTTTTATAATTTGGTCTTTTAGGTGCTTACTAGCTCCCTGCCAGCCCTTGTTATATTGCTCAATCTGACCGGTTACTAAACGATCCTTTACCATTTCCATGAGCCGGTCATAATCAGGTACTAGCTTCTTTATGTTTTCTAGTGTTTCTTTTTGTAGTTCGTTTCTTTCTGTGTTATCCATGGCTTTTTATTATCCTTACTGCCAGAGTGGTTAGGCTTTCTGCTAATTGTGGAGCTGCCATAGCTTTTAGGAATAGTGATCCTAAAGCAGGGCGTACTTCTTCAAAGTCCTGAGACCATACTAAATTATCGTCTAGTAATAGCCTCATGGCTTCAAACATTATTGCTGAGCGTTCTTCTTCTGTTATCTTGCTTGCCATTATTTGCTAAAATCCGCCTTGAAGTAGAGCCATAC